TTGTATTGAAAGTGCATAATCACCAGCCGCAAATGTTGAAGCAACTGCCGCAACTGAATTTGTTTCAGGATAAACGCCAGTACCTAAAAGAAGTTGTGAATCTACTTTTAAAGCAACATCAGTTGAAACAAGGTTTCTAATTTCACCTTCAACAAAATCATAATCTTCCATCATATCAACACAAACATCAACATAATCACGAACTTTTGTAATTTGCAATGTTCTAACTTGCCAAGTTACTTTTGAATTGTGTGTTGAAGCCGCACAACCAGCAACATTTTTTGCATCACGAACAATTGTTTCTTGATCATTGTACTTTAAATATTCAGTTGAAATTGCTTGAACTGGAAATAAAGATTTCATTAAAGCTTGTCTTGTTGCTATTTGTCCAACACCAGCTTCCATTGTTGCAAAATCAGTACCTGAAGTAATATCAGAAGCATCTTGTGAAGCTTTGATTTCTAACTTTACCGTTCCACTTCCATTTTTCAAAACATCTTTAAGATTGCTTTCGTTTTCTTTCAATCCTTTAAGAACTGCCATTGTAAATGAAACAGATTCTTTTGCAGTTGAAGTTTCAACTTGTTCAACAAGCTTTGCCATTTCTTTACCTTGTGCCTTCAATGTTGATTTCATTGCTTCAAATTCAGAAGCTTTTAAATCTTCAACAATTGCTTTAAGTGCTTCAACATCTGTTGCACTTGCTTTTTCTGAAATTGTTTTATTCAATTCAGTTTCTTTTTCTTCTCTGTGCTTTTCTAAAGCGGTGTGATAGTCGTTTAATTCAACTTCACTTAAATTGCTGATTTCTTCAGCGGTTTTTTTTGTAAACATTTTTGTTTGTTTTTTAAATTAATAGATTGTTTCTTAAATTGTTATTCTTGTTTTGAGTGCTTTTTAGCGGCTCGTTGTTTTGAGTGAAGTTAATCGGCTCAATATCTTTGGCTTCAACTGTTGGTGTTAGTTCGTTACTACCTTGTAGCACTGCACTAATTTCAACAAGCTTTGCTTCTTTGACTGCATAGAAATAACCAAGTTCTTCAGCCTTTTCTTTGTTTCCTATCTTGTCAATGTTATCTTTCCAAACTTTATATTCGTCTTTATAGTCTGCATCATTAACTGCAAAATCTACTTTCACGTAATACATCCCAACAGAATGTTGATCAATATTACCATCTTTGTATTCTTGAAATATAAGGCTATTATAATCTTTTCTAATATCTGAATCCATCATTAAAGCGGTTGTTGTTCCAGCTTTAGAAATTCCCAAATCAGTCCAGGAAACACTTTCTTCATAAATCTTTGAAGGAACGCCAACCTTTGCAGTTATCTTTTGTTCATGGTCGTGCAAGTGCCAAATCTTGTTCTGACGTTCTGAAATTGATTTTCCAAATGTTCCATCAAGGTGAACATCACCATGCGAATCAAGCCAGTTATAAGTGTTACCTATTACAGTTCTTTTAATAACTGAATCTGTATCATGTTCTTTTGAAGTTGAAAGTGCTTTTGCAACGGTTGAATTTGTTTCTTCAGTTCTAGTTGGCAAAGTATGTTTAACAACCGATTTTTTAAACTCAATTATTTCCTTCTTGTGCTTAACAAGATAATCAAGTTCTTCTTTTTTAGTTGTGAATGTTTTTCCCGTTACTTTCATTTCTTTACAAGTTTATTTTCAGCCAAAGTTTTAATCTTTGCTTTCTTTAACTTTTCAATCTGTTGTTTCGTTAATTTCTTGTGTTTCATTTCCAACAATTTCTTTTGCTTCATCTTCTGACAAATTCAACGAACGCATTAATGAAAACACTTTTTGTTCTGTTGAAATTTGCGCTTCTAAGATACTAATAAATATTTTACTTATCTTTTCTTGTTTCGCGGCTTTCTTATCTTCATCTTCGTGCATTACTGGAATATCAGATAAATTTTGCCTTATTTGATAAGTTGTATTATCTTTTTCATTCCATGCTGGAAGCAACCATTCATTTAAACTGTGAATATCTTTTTCGTTTACTGGAATAACCGCATTTGTAAACATTGCTTTTTCAGCTTCCTTTCTATTGTTATAAGTTTTATTTGCTGGATCATTAAACAATGAACTATCAACACCGTATAAATTGCAAAGGTCGCGTAACTTCATAACCGCGCTTTCAATTATTTTTAATTGTGTTGCATCCATTCCCATTTGAATGAAATCAACATTTGCTGAAGTTGCAATTGCTTTTCCAAATTTACTTGCGCCCATCATACGAGAATCGGCCGCTTGTTGGATTTGGTTTCTTTCTTCAGGTGTTTGCGCTCTATCAGAACGTGAAGTTATTAAACCTCTAACACCTTGGTTTCTTACCAAAACAGATTGCGCGGTTTTATTATCATTTGAAGCAACTAAAGAAAGCAATCCAGCTTGTAAAGGTGAAAGGCCTAAACAAGTGTTGAATCCATGTTGTGAAGGATTGTAAAATTTAACGTGGTCCATTTCTTCAACTGGAATAATCAATTTACTTGATCCAAGTTCCAATTTGTATTGTTTAGGTACGTAATTAAAATCTTCAATCATACAATCAATAGTAATAATATCATTATTGACTGTTATAATTTCTTGGAACGCTTCACCAAATCCTGGTGTTTTCCTTCCTCTTCTGAATGTGTTTCCTTTTGTTAAAAGATTTGTAATTGATTGTTCAACAAAATCGTGAATGTTTTGTTGGTCGTTTGGTCGTTGTGTTACAATTTGCCACAAATCACCATCCATTACTTGAACCCATTCATCACCTTCTTTTTTCCATAATTCACGAGGAATGTGTTTTGCATTGTCGGCAATCTTTTTTATAATTGAATAGACATCACCATTGCCAGTATAAGCGTTATTAATAACACCATCTGTTTTGCCAATGTCAAATGAAGAACCTATTTGATAAACTGAAATTTCAGGCTTTTCTGTTTTATCGCCAAACCAATTTGAAAAAATACCCATTAAAAAAATCTTTTTACAAAGTTAATACTTTTTTTGAATTAATTAATCAACATAAAAAGCACCGAATAATTCAAAGTATTCGCGCATCATTATTGAATCCCAATCATCAGGTGAACGCCCTATTAAAGCCTTGATTTTATCCTTTGGCATTAATCCAAGCTTTCCATCTTTATCAATATCTTTTAATTTTATTTGTTCCATTTCTTCAGATACTAAATCAATCACACTTGCATCATTACAAACTTCAGTAACTTCACGCGCTTCAATTCGCTTTGCCATTTTAATAGAACATTGGCTTTTTAAATTATCGTAGTTTTCACCAAGTGCTGGTTTACTGTTATTAATAAAACCTTGGCAACCTAAGTAATCAACAACACCACCACCAACACCATCTTCATCAGCAATTGTATTTGAATTAGTTATTTTATATTCTCTTTGCAATTCCTTTGCTTGGTCCACAACTTCATTTATTAATGATTTACCAAGTTGAACGCGTTTAATAATAGTAAAACCTTTCCAAACTCTGTAAACTGTTTTATCTTTTCCTTTCCTTGCAACGTCAATTGTTAAATAAGATGAACCAACTTCTTCAACGTGTTGGCCGTTCCAATAGTCCATAATCGCATCATAAGAAATTAATGCGGCTTTATCATCATCATATTCCCAATTGCCCAACAATAAACGTTGTCTGTTTACCTCATCCAGTTGATTCAGTGATTCAATGTATGATTGTGGTAAATGTGGATTATCTTTAGGTAGTGATTGAATGAACTTCCTATATTCAGCAATATCACCATTTTTTGAAGGTCTGTAAAATTGTTTGTACGTCCAATTCTTAGCTGGATTACATGAACCAAATATTTTTGGTATTAAATCAAATTCTTTTAACTTGTATCTGATTCTTGATTTCACCACTTGCCAAGCTTTATAAACTACTTGATTACATTCGTCAATAAATGCACCAGTTATTTCAAGTGAACCAAGTGAATCAAAATTTGGATCAGAAGGATAAAGAAATAAATCTTTCATTATTATTTGTGAACCGTTTGTGAATTGTATTATTCCGCTTTGACTGTTGTAAACCCATTGTTGTGTAATACCAAGTTCATTTGATAGTTCAAAGAAAGTGTTTAGTGTTGTTTCTTTTAACGCTTTTAGTTTACTTCTACCCATTAACCAACGTGTTCCAGGATAATTTAAACAACCTTCTATTAACCATAAACAACCAAGTGCAGATTTACCACCACCAGCCGCACCCCCAAAAAGTATTTCAGTTGTTGTTTTATCCTTTAGGTAATAAACTGCATTATCTTGTTTAGGTAGTAGTTCCAATTTCTTCTTTAATTGTTAGTTCTTCTCCAGTTAAAGCGAAGTAAAGGTTTTGTAGTTGGTGGACGTGTTTCAAACATTTATCTTTACCACCCCATTCATAAGAATAACCAAGCATAAAATCACCATTCAAATAAACAGCAAATCTTGTTTCATCTTCTATTATTTTATACATATAGTTATCTGTTTTTTCACGTTCAAACCCAAACTTCAATAACCAGTCCTCTGTTAGTGGTATAGGTTCGAATAGTCTTAAATCTGTGTATTCGTAAAGTCCGTTATCATCATAATAAGCAACGTCGTTTTCTTCCCCTGTGTTTGACATTGTGGCAACCGTTCCAATTCCCGTATAATTACTGCCGTTATTTACTTGAATATAATTCCCAATTCTTAATTCTGTACTTTTCATAATCTTTAATTTAAAATAACTACCTATCCATTTCTAAGTGGACTAATACGCCTAAAAGAGAATAAAGCACAAACACCTAACTCTAATATATTTTACTTACGTTGTGTGGCGCATTAGCTTACAATAAACAACATCATCTTAGCATGATTGATAAAACAATGGTTTAGTATTACAAGGAATCGAACCCTACCATTAGCCAATTTTATCTGTTTATCTCCAGTAGGTAGTTATTTCATTTGGTAAATATAGTAATTTATTCTTTCGGTTTTACACCACCACCAAGGTTAATTATAATTGGTTCTTGTTGGCTTTGCTTGTTGTCTGCTTCATAGAAACCAATATGTTTTGCAATCATTTCCATCGCTTTCTGTTTATCAATAAACTTGATTTCAATTTGAATTTCTTCTTCATCAGTTCCTGGAATCCTTCGTGTTGTTCGTTTGAATCCAGTGATTAACCTTCTTATTTCGGGTGAAAGTTCTTTGATTTGCTTGGCGGTTAACATCATCAAATCTGTATAATCACCTTCAACCCAGTTTTTAAGTTCTTTCAAAACACCGTCAGAATCCATTTCAATGCGATTTGCGCGACTTTCTTTTAATTCTTGTATTCTTTGTTGAATGTTGGGTTTTGCTAAGTTTTCACAAGCAATATCTTTTGCGGTCTTTTTTGAATAACCAGCACGAATTGCAGATTGTGTTGCATTAAGATCAATCAAGTATTCTTTACAAAACATTTCTTGTTTATCAGTAAGCTTTCCCATACATCAAAGTTAGTGTTTATTTTCGTTTTAGTTTTATAGTTGCAATAACTATTGCAGTAATAACCAATGTAAAAGGTATGTAATCACCTATTGAAACACATGGTGGTGGCCAACAAGGTAGTTGTCCTGGTGGTGTCCAATCTTGCGGTTTAGGTCCATTACCCCAAGGTGGTTGACTTAATAATTGTATTGGTAG